AAATCTCGCCTTTGTGTTTTCCACATCCACCTTTGCGACGGCGCCGTTAATTGATAAACTCTCTATTTTAGTGAAAAGTTTATCCTGACCTGCAAGCAGTAATTCGTTTTGACCCTGGATACATCCCAGGGTTTCCATGACCTTGCTGTGTTCAGAACAATGTTCCATTTGCCCGCCGCCCCCATTTTATGCTATTTACCTACCCGCCGATGGCGCCGGACCGTTACCCCAGGTCCCGGATGTGTCAGCATCCGAAAAAGCGCTATCGGCTCTCCTTTGGCTAACCCTCTGTTGAAGGGCTCGGCCGCTTCATGTTCGGACTGTATTCCTTCCTTACGAGGTCCTTCCTCTCCAACCCGAGAACGAAAAGGTTCCAATACTCAACAGCCCTCGAGGCGTTGTACTGCGAGATTGCCGCGTCCTTCGCATAGCAGCGATAAAGGACGTAATTGAGCAGGATATCGTAGTAGACATCCGAAAGCGTGATCGCGTTTGCGACGGCCGCTACAGAGGCCGGCACCGCCGAGAAGATCGCGTCCACGTAATTTTGCGCTGAGGCCCCGGTCGGCTGCGGAGGGGTCACGTAAAAATGGGTGGGATCATCCTCGTTGAAGATGAAGTGTTTCACGGCCGCGGCCGCCGTGTCTGCGTGCCAGTCCGGGTTATAGGCATCCATGAAATCCATGCCGACCGGAGTAATGGCGGCGCCGGCGACCAAACCGGTCAGGCCCATGTTGCGGACCAGGCGGATAAGTTGAATCCCCTCCGGGACGGTCGCGCCTGCGGGTGTCTGGAAACTCACTGTCCCATCCGGAAGGCTCTGCTTTGTCCCGGCAACCAGCCGATAGGTCGTGTTGAGCGTGTTTACGGAGGGCTTTAAATTGACTGCTTCCCGCTGCCCGGCATTGAGGTATCGGAGCTTTTCCGCATCCGGCCAGCGGACCTTGGTGTCCAGGAGGATCGTGTCCGCATCCGTGAAAAGCGCACTGGCGAGGATGGTACCCATTTACTTTTTCCCTTTTTTCTCCGGCTGCTCAGCTTCTGCAGGTTTCGAAAGCTCGGCGATCTTCGCGTTGGCTTCCTTGAGCTGCCCGGTCAGGTCAAAAATGTCGGTGTCCAGGCGCTCCTTCGCGGCTTCGAAAGCTTCCTTCTCTTCTTTCAGGACCTTATTTTCCTGCTGCATGGTCGTGAAGATCGCGCCCATTTCGGACAGGGTATTGAAAAGGTCCTCTTCAACCTGAAATTCCTTATCCTGCAGCATGATCGGGACGCGCTTCACGGCGAGCCGCGGCGCGTTCGCGGGATCAACATGGCTACCGGTCTCATGAAAATACTCTTTCATGTCCTTGCGCTTGGCGAGTTTCGCGTCATAAGGATAGAGGGTGCCGCCTTCCTGGATCAGATATCTTCTTTTGGGGTCTATGACCGGGCCTTTTTTCTCTTCCATTTTCATAACCTCCTTGGGTTATTGGTTTGGTAATCCGGGCGCCCTCAGACGCCCGGACTGATTAATGAATCTGAGGTTAGCGGATCATGAAGCCTGCAATGTGCAGGATGAACGACCCAACTGTTTCGTCCGCGATAAACTGCATGTCGATGGTGTCGGTGGTGGTGAATACCTTACCTGTGACATTATCCGGACCGTAACCCGCGCCAACCGCAAAGATTGTCTGCGTGCCCGCTGCGGCATCCAGGGCGGTAGCGGCAAAGAGCTCTGTTCCGCCCGCAAGGCCGATATCGGCGGTGCCGCCTGCGCTGCCCGCCACGACAATCTCAAAGACCGCATGGGTGATAACGGTGTCGACAGGCACATCCCAAAGCTGAATGATATCGGCGGCCGTGATCTTGGCATTTGCCGTAAGGGTTGCGTTGCTGGCGATGATCTCGGAAACGACAATCGGGATTTTCTCGACAAAATGCTTTCCGGTGCTGATGTTCGAGATTGCACCGGCGCCTTTGGTAAAATCGTAAGTGGCCATGATCTTTCCTTTCTATTTGCGGGCCGGCCGGAGCCGGCCCTTGGTTACGTTACTGCCCCTGCCTTACTTCTTCGCGTAGAAATGGCCAAGTGCCTGCGCCTTGATTACCTCGTACCCGAACACCTGGAGGCCCTGCATGAGGTCTCCAAAGTCTTTCGGATTGGGGATTACGCGGCTCTCGGTGATCTGCGAGGCGAAGGTTATGGCCGAGGGATGGCCGAATATGCAGTCCTGAACCGTGGTCACGCCGTCGAGCGTGGCGTGGACCTGGTTGGAACTGTAGGTTGTGAAGCGGTCGATAATCCCGACCCTGCCGTTTCGCATGATGGAAGTGCCGTCACCGGCGAGGCTCGCATCTTTGAGGTCGGATTTCTTGATCATCCCGACGAAAATGGCCGGGAACACCAGCCAGCGGCCGGTCTCCGGTACGTCGTTTTCGTCAAGGCAGGTTCCCATATCCACGATGTAATCGAGGATATTGGTCTTATCGACGGTTTCCCATGCGCCGGTGGCGCCGAGGTCGATACCTCCGGACTTTTTGCCTGCGGTGGCGCCCTTGTTATAGGTGTCGGCGGAGGCGTAGACGTCGCTGAGGATGTCGGAGTCGATCTTGATTTTCATCTGCTCGCCGGCATCGTCCGTCCACTTTTCCATATAATTGATATCGCCCTGGACCATCTCGACCCGGTTGACGGCAATCGAGTAATACTTGCCTTTGTCGATCAGGAGATCGACCTTGCCGGGTTTCGGGCGCTCGGATTCGAGGTCCTGCCCGATCGTGTAGTCGTGGATAACGATATCGGGGATGGTGCGGATATGAACGGTATCGCCGTGCTTCTTGATTTCCCCTTCATAATCCGTATTGGAAATGGCGGCGAAAACTGTCGCCGTATAAAACTTAACGAGGGTCTTGCCCGACCAAATTTCCGGGGTGTAGGTTCCGGAATGGGAGGTAAGTCCTGCTGCAACGGGGTATACTGCCATGATATTTCTCCTTTCATGGCTTCCCCCCGACAAGGTACTCGGCCGGGCCGGGGGATGTGTCGGCATCCCCCGCTTGCGTTCGTCAAACCCGGATATTTAGCTTTGGATTCTGCCCTCGCTGTTGGCCTTGACGATATCGGCGTCCGTGTTCCGCAGTTGATCTTTCACAGACTGCGGCGTAACCGGACTGGCCATCTTGATGGCATAATCCTTGTAAAAGTCATTAATCTCTTGCCGCGTGTAAATTTTGCCCTGGGGCTGCTGCCCGGGGTCGCTATGGACGACGGAGCTTGCCGGTTCGATCTGCTGTTCCGGATTTATCTTGTGCTCCGGTTGCTGTTGCTGTTGAACGGTAAGGTTGTGCTCGCTCTTGAACTCGTTGAATATCTGGACAACCTTCAGGTGGTCCAGGATACCCTGGGCGGCTACCAATGCCTGCCGGCGCGTCTGAACGCTGTTCGGCATCTGACCGTCAAGCCAACTGTCGAATTCCGGCATCATCGGTATGCCGTACTCTGTGTTGCCGTTGATGGTCTCCCAATCAGGCACGCCCTTTTCGAATTCCTGCCAGAACGTCTTTACGCTTTTCTCGCGCTCGCGTTCCTGTGCAAGTTCAGCCTGGCTTTTGGCCGGAGCCGCAGCCGCAGGTTGTGCCTGTGCGGGCTGGGCCGGAGCCGCTGCCGCGGGCGTATCCCGCTTGAGAACTTTTTCCAGGATCGCTATCGTCTTTTCATCAAAACCCTCTTCCCTCAGCTGCCCCATGTCCTCTTCCGAGAACACGGGCTTTACCTCGGGCGAAGCCGCAGGCTGCGCGATCTGCTGCTGCAGCTGCGCAATCTGGCCATTGGCCTCGGTGAGTTTCCCCTGGAGGTCCTGGACGGAAGCGTTCAGGGTGCTATTGTCCCCGGTGAGCTTCCTGATCTGCCCCTTCAGGCTGTTGAGGATATTGACGTCGTTCTTGAGCGGTGCAATCTCGCTGTCGTACTTTCCTTTCAGGACCGAGAATTTATGCTCGGATTCCGCGAGCTTTTGCTTCAGGCTGTCCACTGTCTCCGCCACCGCCGGTGCAACTGCGGCTGCGGGCTGTGCGACGCCCGGGTTTTCAGGGTTGACGGCAGGATCAACTACCGCGGCATTTTCCGGTTGGAGTGCCTGGATAAGCTCGTCCGCCTTTTTTCCCTGAGCCTCTACTTGTGCCGGTATTCCTGTGTGCATTTTTACTTCCTTTCTCGGGAGCGCTTTGCGTCTTCCCTGTATGTTTGGTGCCCTGAGCCCCTTGGGTGTTCAGGGATGAATCCGTTTAGGTTGCCGGCTGCGAGCCGCAAGGTTTTCGCAGTTTGGCTTTAAAAAGTATGGCAATCACGACGATCGACAGTAATGCCGTGGGGGCGGTATGAAATACATGGTTCCCGATGGCGTCTACCGCGATTACGACAAAAGCAGCGTAAAATTCGCGGTTCGCCCGGGGGATGGATTTCATGATTGCTCCCATCAGCAGCAAACCGACCAGGCCGAGATTGAAAAGCATATAAGCGTATTCCGAATGGAGCGCGTTTCCGACCTTCCAGGTGACACCCGGGCCCACTCCGAACAGCATAAGATACCAGTGGTTTGATATCTTATTGACCGCATCGGCCCACATATCCCAGCGTTCACTCGTCAGGACCGAAGGATGGTAGACGAGGCCGTAATAGAGGCCCGCGCCGATAATCAGCACCAAGACCAAAGCGGCCGCCTTTTTCGGGATCTCTCGCAGTTGGGGGTAAAAGTAGTAGCTCGCCCCGGCAAGCATGGCGACAAAGGCTGTCGTGGTGTTGGCGACGATCAGGCAGTAAAGCAGGATCGGGGTCCACCATATCCACCCTCTGCGGAAGAACAGGGGAAAAGAGATCGCCGTGTAAGCGGCAAAAAAGTTCTGATTCCCGATCGTTCCCAGGGATGGGATTTTGAAAAAGTGGTACTGAGACAAGGCTATCCCGGCCATCACCAGGGCGAAGATGCAAAGCCAGCGCTGGTAATAGCAGATCGGGAAGCGGCCGCGCAGCACGGTCAGGAAAAAGACCGAACCCGCAACTATAAATAGGAGCTCGCTTGAGAGATCGATTATCATTTCAATCGGAATCGTCTCTACGAAGGCCGCCGAATACATCCAGCCGCACCATATCGCAAGGTATATGCCGAATATCTTGAACGGCACTCCCGGGAGCGAGAGGAACGTCAGGAGGACGGCGCCTATCACCAGGGCGAAGGTATGGCCGTAGAAAAGCGTGGGTCCCCATATCCAAAAGAGGACCAGGGCCATAGAGGCCACCGCTGTCTTTTCAGGGAGATAGCGGTTCCCGAAGGCCTCCGCTATCTTGTTAATGAGTTGCATCCGCGGTTATCCTGATGTAGTCGGTCCCGTTGTGCATAACGACAGCCGTTGTGCCAACCGCAATGGAAACGCCAGTCTTTCCGCTTTCCTTGATGGTCACGGTGCTGTTCGTTGTGGCGTTCCTGACAATATGGACCCGGCCAGCCGTGCCACCAACCGAAATAATATTGAGGCTTGAACCGGAACTGCCGCTCTCCGCTATCAAAAGTGTTTTCAGCATTTCGACTGCCGAAAGCACCCAATCCTGGACTGAGGCAAAGCCGTTGGCGGCGGAAATGGTTACGGTCAGACCGGAGATAGTCTTACCGCTCACCGTCTTGGTATTGGTGGTATCAAGGATTTGGTCAGGGGTTGCGGTAACTTGTTTACCACCGATACTGAGCTTGGTGACGTTAAGATCCTCATACCGGGCCGCAAAGACGGCAGAGACGGCGAACATGACCAGGATAAATGCAACAAACAATTTACTGAAAACACTGAACTTTTTCATGGCTGCGCTCCTTTATTGCGTTGATTTGCTCTTATTTGGTCCGCCTTATCGCCGGCGGTTTCCGCTATCTCCAGGAGTTTCTCGATAACCTGGCAGGCCCCCTGCCGTTGATGGAATACGGCAGGCTCCAGGTCCCGCCTGTTTGCCTTGTCGAGCCGGGCCAGTTCAGCTTTCAGCCAGTCGCGCATCCCCTGAAGCTCACCCGCCTGCGCAAACCGGTGGATGGACAGGAAGATGCTCAATGCCTGGCTCTGGTCGCTGTTTGGGACTTCGATCATTTGTTCACCATTACGAAATCACAGCCTCGACCGCAGCCGAAAATATGCTGAGAAGCGATTTCAACAGCCCTTATCGCATCTGCTCCCATGGCCATTGCCCCCAATGCTGCTTCCCTGCCTGAGCCCCATGCCATAAAGGGATCAATAACCTCGATCGGCTCAGGGTGTTTTTCGAAGTAAACGACTGGAAAGCCGGGGAGGGCAACAATAATGAGCGCCCAATCGTCCTTATTCTGGAAGTCGGGCCACTTTGCTCTGTCCTTGCCCTCTTCGTACCAGCGTTTCATTACGAGCGACTTGTCTAACGATCCGGTAACTGCGATAGCGCCCTCAAGTCCAGTCTCGCGCAGGGGCCAAAGTTTCTTAACAGTAGAGACTGTATCTCCGCATAACGACATTTTATCGGCCGCAAGCGTTTTTCCGTCCCATGCGATTACTGTCATTGGACACCCCCGACCGGCTTTTTCATTAACAGCGATATTGGCAAGGGTTCTATGTACGGCATTTCAATACTTTTTCCCGGCATCAGGAAAATCCGCTTGCTATCATCGGTCCGGGCGTTGGTAATAACGACAATCCCGACTGATTCCCCGGTGATCTTCAGGGTCTCCCTGTTGAACTCCGTCCGGCGCGTGGTGAAAATGTCCGAGATAAAGGCCACCAGCTCGTCACGCTGGTAGATGTAAACGCCGCAGCGCCACTGATCGTTACCGGTATAGTTGCGCCTGGTCTCAATCTTCACCTGCTTGTCGTGCATTTCCTTGTCGAGCCGCTTGGCGTATTCTGCCAGTGCCTCCTTGGTGCGGGACGCGGGCAACTGGACCTTGATACCGCAGCGTTTCAGGGTCCGGTCCATGCAATCCCTGACAAAGAGAGAGGCCTTTTGCATGTCGCGGCCGAAATGGTAGCGGTTCGCGTTCTTGATGGCATCGGCCACCATGGCGATATCGTTGTCACGGATCTCGTCTAACGTGAGATCGTCGGCATAAGTCTTTTTGTGCTCTCGTTCTTCCATCGTTACCTCCACGACAGATTATTGACTATTCGCCAAATGGTTGTCGGGCTTACCCCAAAAAGTTGGCCAATGTCTTTGAACCTGTCTTTTGTCTGCGCGTAATGCTCCCTGATTTTACAAACCATTTCCTCTGTGAGCTTCGCCTTGCTTGAATTTCTTGTGTTTACAGGCTTTGTCACGAACCGGCAGTTTCCGGGCTCATAATTTCCATCATTATCGATTCGATCTATTTCAAGCCCCCGCTTGTAGCCGTTGGCGAGCGCCCAATCTTTGAAAGTGGCAAAATCTTCCCATCCCTCGCAAACCGAAATTCCACGTCCACCATAGCGGTGAAAGTTATCGACTTTCGGATTGGAACACCTTTGCCTCATGTGGTTCCAGATCGCATAAAGGGCGGTGCCGCTCATGCCATGCTTGCGGGCTGCATGTTGCTGGCAACCACAGGATTTACTTTCTTTCCCTGCGCACAGCCTTCTTTCCACGACCGACCCGCAATGCTCGCACTCAAAAAGTCCAAAACTGACCCAATACAGTCCGGAATGGTGCAGCCTTGTTCCTAGACTCTCGATCAGCTTCATTTCACGCCCCTGTTGTCCTGATAGGTGGAGCGGTCTTTTTCGTCGTTCATGACGCAACCTCCGCGTACCGCACCTGAAAGGCGTTTTGGATAATCTCGCCGTACCCAATCCCGCGCAAATACTCGAGTATTTCAATGGCGACGTGTCCGCGCCGATTTATGCTCTGCTCTTTATCGTCAGACCACTTGCAATTATCTGGCTCGTAATTGCCGAAGGGGTTTTTGCGGTCAAGGCTCATTCCTTCGGGACGCTCCCCCATATCAGTCAGGAAGTTCTCGAAGCTTTTCCGCCAATGATCACAGACCGTAACCCCCAATGCCCCATATTTGGCGTATGCTTTTTGGTTTTTATTGTAACACCGTGAAATCATTGACCGGTATATCCCGTAAGTTTCCGTTTTGCTCATGCCGTGCGAGGCATTTACCTTCGCTATCCTCTCGCGCTTTATGCAACCGCATGACTGCGTTAAACCTTTTCGCAGATATTTCCCGGCGATCACTTTTTCGCCCCCGCAGTCGCATTTACATAGCCAAAATGCTCTGCTACGCCTCGTTTCCGCATACGAAACCACGACCAGACGCCCAAATCGCTGTCCGGTCAGGTCTATGCGTTCACCTTGAATTCCCATAATCAATAACCTCCTATTGATTTCTTTTGCCGTGCTTGTTGTGTTCTTTCTTCTTCCCGGTTTTAAGGTAAGTTTTTATATCTGTAATGATTCCCTTCTGTTTCTCGGAATACAGTTCATCACTCCAACCTGTATAGCCGGGCATATCGTCTCCAACAATTTTAGCCCTGATATAAGCATCGTGGCGGGAGTATCTGTTTTCGCCCTCTTTGCCCCACACTCCGGGACGCCCCTTGGATTCCTCGAAGGCAAGCGTTTCAGGAAGATAGTTGCCGATAAATTCCTCCCGTAGCTGATTATAGTAAGGGTCTTTATCCATACCGTGCAGAAGGTCTGCTGCTACGGAGCGTTTCAGTAATTCCGGGTTTTTCTTTAGATCATCCGAGAATATTTCCAGGACCTTGTGGCTGCCGCCAGTCGGGTGAGGATAATCCTGAGTGCCTGTTTCCTCTTTGGGCCAGTATTCCAGTTGTCCGCCGCCATATTTCTTGCTCGCTGCGGTACGCTCCGGAGAAGCGAAGATGATCTTCACGTCATCAAGTGAATGGACATTGGCTAGGCCGGGGTTTTCTTTTAACACCTGGTCCAGTATCGTCATTCTTTGCAGGTCCTCATTCGAAATGACCTGCCCGCCTTGATTTGGGATAAAGATCTCCGGGCCTTTCTCGCCCACGACATACGGTGTGCCCTCTGCGACCGGTCCGCCTTCCGCCCTGCCCTGGAATTGGTTTACGGCCTGCCCGCCCATGGGCTGACCATCCGGGCCGAGTTCCTGCGCCTTCGCAACGGGGGGCTGTCCGCCTGCTCCGGGCGCGGGAGCCTGTAACATCGCCATGACCTGCTCGGGCGGCACCTGAAGCTGCTGCGCAAGCTTGCCGATAATCTCTTGAATCTGCTGCTGGACCATGTTGGCAATCATGTCCTCGCGTTTGGGAACGATCTTGTCCGGGTCCATTTTCAAGGACTTGGCATTTTCCCTCAGGATTTCCATGCGGCCGTCTATGCCGGTGATCTGTGAGTCGAGCGGGTTGTTGGTCGCCTGCAGGAATTCGTTGCGGCGCATCTGCAGCTGTTCCTGCTGGACCAGGTATTCGGAAGCCCGTGCCATAATGCGGCAATCGCCCTTGGCGAGATCCGGCCGGGTGAGCATGATGGTGAGCCAGTGTTCTTCGACTGACGGGGAGATAACGCCCTTGTCGATATTCGAAGCGGCGTTTCTCAGGCCCTTGGCCGCGGCGTTCATCAGCATGGAGAGCCCGGAAGCCGTAGCGCCGGCCCCGCCGATCTTCTCATTGCCGTAGATGTAAGCCGGGATCCCGGTTACTTCGCTGCCTTGGTCGAAGAAGTACTTGTAAACGCCCAGGAGTTGTTCAACTATCAGCTGAGGCTGCCAGAATCCCATGGGCGCCTGTGCTGCGCTCTTGAGTTTCCCTGAACTGAAAGACCAGATCTTCCAGGGATAGATGTTCGTGCGGTCCTCTTCGGCCGGAATGAGGTCGACCAGCTGCCACACCTGCGGGCCGGAGGCGATGGCGGCGTTATTGCAGATGGAGCGGGCCGAGGCGTTACAGATATTCTGCACGTCGCGCATGACCTCGGGGAGCGCCTTCCCCCAAATGCTGCCGTTCTTATGCCGGAAGCTCGCCGAGTAGATGTTGCGCCGCCCCAAGGGGTGCGGATTCAAGCGGGCCCCGATCACGTAAGAGCCGACCATGTGCGCAATTATCGGATATTCCCGGTAAGGATCGGGCACCTGCTCGGCGCTCATTCCCCACTCGCGCAATTCGAAGCCCTGGACCGAGCCAAAGAACTTGATTCCGTCAATGTGGCCTTCCGGATCCATGGACTCCTGCGGCCGGTCGTGCAGGTCCGCGATATCGGTATCGTAGGCTATGTATTCCTTGTAGCCGTTCTTGTATTTCTCCAGGACCTGGTTGATGGCGTTCTCGTCGTAGCCCTCGACCCCGCGCATGGCGTTCAGGTCCCGCCGCGTGTAGCGCTTGCGGATACAAAAATCTCCGTCCTGGATAGTCTTGGCGCCCGGTGCCGGGTAAGCGTCGTAAGGGTCGACCCGATCGTATTCCTTCACGATCTTATCAATGACTGTCACCCTTGAGAGCATGGTTCCCTGGATCGGCACCCAGGAGAGCACGGCCCGCTTGCGGTACAGGGGACCTTCCAGGAAGGCTGTCGGGTAGGTGGCGAAATCCTCAATGAATTCGCCCAGGGCGTCGTACCATTTGCCTTCTACCAGTTCATCGTGGATGTATTCTTCGAGGTTGTCGGCGTCCTGCTTGGCCTGCTCCTTGATCGTTTTCAGGAGATCGGACTTGAATTTCTCTGCCTCGGCCCGGAATTCCTCCGGGTTAATCATCGTCCGGGGGTTGAACTGCCCGGGTGGAACTCCCTGTGCGAAGGCCTGCTGCGCGGCCCTGGTGATGAAGTCCTGGGCAAAGGCGTTACGGGCCTTCTCGATTATCTGCGGGGGGATATCGGGAACGGGAGTTGGCTCGACAGAGTACGGCTTCTCGCCGGCGGGCAGCATGATGTCTTTCAGCCAGCTCTCGAGCGCCCGGCACTTCACGTCGGTAATCATCATGTAGATGTTGGTGCCGTTGCTCTGTTTGATAAGCTGCTGAACATCGGCCTCGTAAATGCCGTCACGCTGCCTGAGGCACTGCAACATGCGCTGCATGACCGTGGACTTGGCCATAACGGCGATCGAGAAAGAGGACCGGATCCGGGAGCCTAGCCGGGAGACAACGGCCTGGTTCTGGGTGGTCTCGAACTGCTTTTGCGCCGCGAGCTGCTGTTGCTTTTCTATTTCCTCGTTGGTGATCCTGCGGACCATGGGCCGGTTTTCATAACTGCGGCCGGTCTGGACGAGGGGCGTGGGCTGCGCGTTGACTCTTCCTGATTGTCCGAGTATGGGCATTTACCTTATCCTCGTAAGTTCGCCGGTTGAGGGATTCCAGAAAAGCCGCTCTTTTGTTGGAACGGCCTGTTCATCCAACACTTTTCCAATAGAAGCCAAGCGCTCTTCGATATTCTCTTTTGTAAGCGGCTCGCGTCCGTGTATGTTCAGCACCGGCCTCAGCATGCGAACCTCACTTGCTTGACTTGTTTTTTGGTATAGGGCAGCTGCTCGCGCGGGATAGGAGCAAAGGTCAGGCCCAGGCCGTTGGCTTTGTTCGGCGAACGCTTCAAGAGCTCCTTGAATTCCTCCTGAGACATGACTGTTATCTTCCCATTGTGCTTGTCCGTAGTGTAGGTCGCGGTGTGCAGTTCCTCTAACAGCATTTCATCGGGCGGCAACATGGAACCGGTATCGACTCGGAGCCATTCCCGGGCAGCCCACCACAATTGGTCACGGATTTGGTAAAACTCGCCGATCTCAGTCTGCTCGGTCGGGCTGGATTGAACTTTAATGCCGTGGGCGTTGCACCCGAGTCGGCGCATGTGGGGGGCCACGCCTGCGCCTACGCCGTTGGCATCGGTCACGCAGGCATACAGGGTTCGATTGTGGTATTCAGCGCTGGCCTTGTCGCCGGTCATCATCATATCGACGCCGCCCCACTCAAGTAGAGAATCCACCCATCCGCCATAGCGGAAGCAGGCGGCGTTCAGGTCCTGGCCCAACTCGGCACAATCCAGGCCCATGATCCCCCGGACGTCCTTGGGCGGGACCTGTCCGAACTTCGTAACGTAGAGATCCCAGCGGGCACGGGCTGCTGCGGTCCATTCCCTTGAAATGAGCTGATTGATGGCCTGTGCGGGATAACGGCCCAGCACCATGTAACTGAAGGCCGGGTCCACGATCTTGTATTTGCCTGCCTGCAGGGGGGGATAAAGCACGCCTTTTTGGCTGCGGGCCTGGGCTCCGACCAGGTAATCAGGTAGGTCAAAGGTCTCGTTATCAATGGGCTCGCCTTGTTTATGCGGCCGACACCACTGATTGATACGCCTTACAGTGGTCTCACGATCGACGGCGCCGCCAGGGATAACGAGCGTGCCGGTAATGACGTTGGGATGATTGAAGGCGGAGAGCGTCACGACATTGGCCAGGCCATCGCGCTCCATGCGGTAAACAGGGCCCGCTTCGGCCCGGGGGTTGAACATGATAAGCAGCCGGATATGGCCACCCGACATACAGGATTCAATGCCTTTGTAGATTTCATCGGGGATCGCGTCTCCTTCATCCAGGATGAACAGGAGATAGGGGGCGTGCTTGCCTGAGAATTTCGCTTGCCGGGTGGCCGCATCCCCAGCCGTGGGAATAGTGACGCCGGTTATAAAGCTCCTGGGGTTGCGCTCCAGGTGCAGGACGTTTTGCTTGAATTCCTTGAAAACGTCAGGGAATTTCTGAATCAGGCTGCCGATTTCGCCCCAAAGCAATTTCTTCAGGTTATCTTCGGGGGGCGCTGCAGCTGTGTAGACCTGGGAATTGGGGAAGCATTTTCCAAACCAGACCGCTACTCGACCTGCGCCATGGGTTTTTCCGGTTGCATTGGCACTCTTGGCGATCGTGATCACGTTATCCCGGACCGACTCCATCATGGCCTTGACGTCGTCGGTATAGGACTCGCCGAACGTCTGCTCGCAGAACCCTACGGGATCCTGCTGGAAGGATTCGGAAGAGGCCGTTTCCGCAAGAGCGTTTTCAATCACGCTTATTGGAAATAGCTTTAACAAGTTCTGCGCGTACTGCTTCGCCAATTCCTGCGGGCAGTCCGGAGAGGATTGCATTAAATGTTTCCTCGTCAAACATGATTTCTTTTTTCTCGGGCGGCTCCATATCCAGGAGCTTCGCCGCGAGCGCCACGGCCTTCAGCCGAATGTCATGGGCGATCAAGGGATCAGAATAAACCCACTTGCCGGTACCAAATCGTCCTCCATCGAACTTACATAACGTCTCCTTTGCGTTTAGTGCTTGCTTTAGCCTCATAGCGACGAGATCGTGGGTTACTTTACGGCGCTCCATGGCCTCGTTCGTCTTTTTGACGGCAGCGGACCAAGCCTGAGCCATAAGTTTCTTGTTCTCGTCAGGTGGAATATTCATCGTGGACAATTTTACGCGCTTCTATGAGGGTGAAAAGACCCAATCTGAGGGGGTAGGGGGGGGCGATTAAGGATTTTTTGTCTTGGAAGGTGTGTTTTTTTCGGTAATTATTTGCTTCAATAAGCCTATGTTTACATTGTACTGAATCAAATATTCATTCAAGGTGGGAATGTGAATGGCGGGCTGTCCGTTTGGCCAACGCAAAAGCGGAATCCCGTTGCGCTTGATATAGCGTTTGCAATTTTTCCAATCGGGCTTTTTAAAATATACAGTAAGATCTGCCGTGCCGACTACCCAATCATTCATGGATTCATTTCCCTTTGAATTCGATAATGTTCCTCAGGCCAATCCACCACACCGACAATAAAGTCCGCGAGCAGGACCATAACGGCAAGCATGACCAGTGCGGCGAAGAGATTACGAATCACCGTTTTCCCCTCCTTTGCTTTTTCGAGCCCTTGAACTTTCTCGGGTTTATGAGATTTCCCTGAGGCCCGACTTCGTAAATA